TGCTTCCCAATATTCAACTTTTAATAGGTATTTACCCATCCTGCCAACATCCAACCATCGCTCTGTAGACCATGTTTCGCCACCATCAAGTGAGTATTCAACCATAATCTTAGGAATGGAGCCTTGACCACTAGCAATACCTTGTCCAGTCTGCAAAGTAAACACTACTTTGGACATGGTTAGACGTTTACCACTACCAATACCCAAATCTTTAGAAGAAAAAGGTGGTAGAACACGTCTTCTTTGGATAGTTTCGCCTAAATCACCATAAACCGTAGGCGAAAGCTCAATCATTTTGCCGGTTCTTGAATCAACAGCAAGATCCTTGTCATAAACTCTTATATAAGAGGATGCTAAGTAAGGATTATCATCGGTGTCAGAGGATAAATTAAACCATTCACCTATAGACTCCATATAAGCCCATGACATACCGCTTGAAAACTTCAAAACATAGAAATCTTGGCCGTTAAACGTGATGGTATCGCCTTCAGCTGTCGTTTTATCAAGATCTTTAATAGAGTTAACAACCCAAGGAGGGGAAATTGACTTTAACTGACTCTGAATAACTTGATAAACGTTTGAATCATCGCCCAAAAAGTACATAGCCTGGTCAGTATTAGCGACAGTATAGAAGCCACCCAACCCTTTCTGCATAATCGCGTTATCAATACGACTCAAAGGAACGCCAGTAGTCGCACCTGTATCATAAAAAGGCTCAATAACCTTCTCTTTCATCATATAAACCCACTGATTGAAAGCATAAGGTCTTAATAAATTATCAGTCGAACTCTCAGCGCTCCCAATACCACCCGTTACAGTGTCTGCACCGCCAGCACCACTGACTGAAAAGGTAAAACCACCAGCAATAGGGTAAATAGTTTTAGAATTCAAATAAGTTGCGCTTGTAGCCTGTCTAGTTGACTTAGTAAGATCGGTTCCGTCATAAATATACAATTCAGTAGCAGCTATAACCATCTGCCTGATAGTTCCAACAACACTATTAGAAAATACGCAGCGATTTGTACCATCTATTGTTCCTATAGACGTATGGACGCCGTTTTTATCAATAGAATATAAAGTCTGATCAAGCACGCGATACAAAACACCGTCAAATTCATGAGTCCCTCTATCCAAACCAGTATTAGAATCACTGCCAAATAAACTAGAGCCAAGCCAAGGAAGCAAAACAGCAGGCGCAACGCCATTTGGCACTATCTGAGGATACCAGTTTTTAGTTAGCTCATTATTAGCTTGATGACTTCTATTCTCAGCAGTAGGGCCGACAAGGTTCAGTTGAGCAGATGAAAAAGGCATTAGGGATTTCTCCCTCTCCTGGCTTTCTGTGTAGCAACGCCAGTATTACCCATCTTATCAACGCTATTAGCGGCGTTGATCGCGCTAAAAAACAACTGTTGATATTTTAGTGCTTGCTCATCATCCTCAGCCCATTGAAACAATTTCATTAAACCACCGTATAAGTAGACCTCAGGATGATTTGTTAATATATCGTTAGTAGTATTTGATGCGCTAAGTGCTGTTAATTTTGCATAATGGACAATATTTGTCACATAAGCCTGATCTGGCAATATGTCGTATTCAATTTGATCGGTTATCGTGTAGTTACTAGGTGTCCCGCTACCATCACGGATAACTTGATGCGCAGGCGTTACATAGTCAATCTTAGGGCGCAAACCTGATACCGTTACATCAAACCTTCTCATATCTAAAAAGTCTGTAGGCAAAGCCTGAGTACGCACACTGGTACTCATTGCGCTAGTCTCAGTAGTAATCATACTTCTAATACGAATAGGTTCTATACTATTGGTATACATAGCATTTTCCGCAAGCACTATAAAATCATCAAGCTTGTCATCAACATCTTCACGCTTAGACCAACTCTTAATAGCTGCTTTTATGTTTGCGAAATTATTTAAGGCCATTATTCAGACTCTTTTGCTTTATCCGCTTCTATTTCAGCTTTTGTTCTACGTTTTCTTTTCTTTGGCTTATCTTCTTTAGCCAAAAGATCTGGAGCAGGTACTTGAGGCAACTCTAAATCCTCACCTTTTGTTACATCTGAGTTATCAGCGGGCTCAGGTTCTTCAAAATTAGAGTCTTTAGTCATCCAGTTATTGCTAAATTGTTCAGCAGAAACCTCTATTTCATCGCCAACCTTCCACAACTTACCGTGAATAAAACCTCTTTTCTTAACCGTTACTTTCATATCAAATCCTTAAATAAGGCTCCCCGAAGGGAGCCATATCTATTAACCAATGGTGATGTTATCAGCATAAGATACATACTGAGAAACGTCAGCCAATGGTGCAACCCATGCATCAACAGTGATAGATGGAGTAGTGCCAGCCAAAGTGTAACGAACACCTAGAAACTGACCATCTTCATCTAAAGTAGTTGGAGGAATGGGGATGGCGAATAAAAACCCAGCAACCAACAAATCAGCATCCTGAGCAGGAGCAGTTGGAGTACCAGATTCAAATATACGTCTACCCATTAACTGGGCACCAGTTGACTGTGCGGCATTAGTCGCATATTCAACATCAAACGTATAATCTTCATCGCCTGTAGTTTGGTCGGCCGCAACGCCAACAGAGAAAACAACAGCCATAGGCTCACCGTTACCAATAGATCGTTCATCAGAAAGATCAATAACGTTAGTGCCAACAGCAGTTGCGGTTAATGCCTGAGCATCACTTAGTTTTAGAAAGTTATCAATATACATTTTACTCTCTCCTATGTTACAGCTGCTTCAGTAATGGTTAATGCATCCATCAAACGAACAGGTACTCCAAGATAAGTCATTTGGTGAATGGTTCTACCAAACTGATCAAGGGCAGGCTGAATCGTTACAGCAGCATTACTGGTGTCTAACGCCAAAATACGAAGGTTAGACGCTACAGTACGGTTAACGTAAAAAGCAGGACGACCACTATTAAGATCAGGGATGTGATCAATAGCTTTAGACATTAACTTATGGATAGCGGTAGAGGCTGTTGTTGCCTGCGTGCCAGTCTGACCGATTAAATCAGAGTTATCCACGTTAGCAATACGTACAGCGTCACGCCAATCAGCTACTGCAAGACCCATTTTCCACTTAAATAAATCTTTATAAGCGCGGAAAGGATTTCCATTAGCGTCATCCACATCATCAATACCAAGATCTTCGTGAGTTAAACCCACATCTGAACCTTTAGGATAGAAAGTGTAGATACCATCTGTAGACCAGTTAATTAGATAAATACTCATGTTATCAGAACCAGTACCACCTGCATCAATAACGTTATCGCTATTGGGATCAGCAGTTAAGTTCGCATAACGGTTGTTTAACCCTACAAACTCCTCAGGGTTAGCAGCACTACCATAAATCAAAGTAGTTGCTTGGGTATTCGCCATACCTTGCAAATGACCTTTAGCCATCGACATGCGATAGGCCGCTAGATCATCTTCTAAAGTAGCTAAATCTTCATCAACATGTGAGCGAGCAGTTAAGATCGCTGCATTCTCAGTTACCTGAGCAGTTGTGGATTTAGTAGGCGCAGTACCTTGGTTAATTTCACGGTATGAAGCGCCAGCCAAGCCAGTACGAACAGTTACCTGCTCACCTGTTGCTAGATTACCTTCCTTCATCACCATGTCTTCGAGCATCATATTCTTCTGCCCGAGCATTTCAATAATACGAGCTGTCTTACCATCAGGATCACACGATTTAGCGTGGTCAAGCATAGTAGGATTCTCGGTGCTTAAAGTTGCCATTTTAGATCACCTTTAATTAGCCATAGAATAAAGATTACTTAGAGCCATAAAACAGCTCAGCCGTACTCTTCGGTTTAGTTTTGGTTTTTGACTTAACCGTAGCCTTAACCACATTAGGAGCATTCTCAACAGCTTTAGCCGTTTCCTCTGTCTCCTCTTGCAGCGCTCTGAATTTGGCAGATTCCAAAGCCATGACAATAAGCTCATGATTTGTCATCTTGTTATACGCCTCATCAGAAAAGTCTTTAATGCGCTCAGCAACCAAGTCCGACTCTTTCTTCCTGACTTTTGGATCATTCCAAGTAGGAAGCGCTTCTGATAAAAGCTCTTGCTCTTTAGCTAGAGTCTGCAAATCTTTAGCTTTTTGCAGTTCTTCTTGCTGTGCCTTTGCTTCTTCAGCTGCTTTCTTATTAGCTTTGATTTCATCTTGACGCTTTAAAAACCCGCTAGGGTCATTGTCTCGCAAGTACTCCAGATCTTCAGGGTTAGATTGCTCCTCGATTATCTTATCTAGCTTTGATATAGATTCATTCAAGGTTTCCCTAACACTGTCAATCTCTTGATGCTTCGCCTCTAACTGTTTACGAGCCTCTGCATTAGCCTGCGATTTTTTCGTGTAGTCAGATTGACGTAAGCCATTATCCTTCCACTCCTTAATCGTACTCGCGCTTACTTCTTCACCATCAAATTCGTAAAAAAGTTCGCTTTCCTCTCCAGAAGATTCAGCCCCTTCTACACTGGATGATTCATCACCCGTTGCGGTATCACCCGCTTCTATGGCAGTTGTTTCAGTTGTACCTTCGGTGTCTGTATCAACAGCCTGATTAGTTTCAGCACTTACCTCTGCGCTAGTTTGTTCTGTAGTTTCCGCGTTATTTGTGCTCATTTTTTAGCCTCAAGTCGCTTGCGGGCTTGTTCGCCCTTGGTTATAAAAACTTCAAAATAATTCTTTAAATCTTCAACAACCTGTATTCTTCTACAGGCTTCTTCTCTTTTATTCTTGTCTAGCTTATCAAGCCATCCGTTAGCCTTTATGTCATTTAAATACATAGCCTCTAACGCTTGTATGGCTTCAATCCACAAAGGATTGTTTACAAAATTCTTTGCCTCCATACCCTTTTTAAAATCTGCATTATCTGATACATCAGAATCAAACTTCTCAGGCTTTACAACCGTAGGTCTATTTGTCATCCGCACCTTCTCCTGGTATGTCAACGCTATGCTCTAACTCAAGCTTCGTGTATTCCAATGTCTTATCAGATTCGTGGAAAGCCGTTTTCTGTATCATCTCAACTTCTTTGTTTTCTTGCTCAGCAGCAAATTTAGCAGCATCCATCTGTTGGCTAGCCTCAAACTTAGCCGCATCAAGTGCGTTTTTCTCTCTACCAAGCTCCAATCTACCTTGAGTCTCAACCAAAGCTGCTTCGCTTAGCTCATTCTTGCGCTCTAACTCCTGAGAAAGGAGATCTAATTGCTCTTGAGATTGAGCCAAAGCAGCTGTCAATTGCTGAACCTGAGCAAACAATAACTCTTGCGGAACGGCAGGATTGTTAAAGAAGTCAGAAGTCTTCATTTCTGCACTACTAATCATTTGATCTAACGTGTTGTACAGTTTTTGATCATCTGTCAACAAAGAATTATCTGCTTTTAATTGTTGCTGAATAGAATAAATAGCCGTTAATACAGAATTTAACTCCTCACCAGCTGCTGCACCTAAACCAACTTGAGAAACCGTAACAGTTTCAAACTCCCAACCAGATGGATTAACCGCTTCAATTTTTCCATCAATCCTTACAGGTATTTCCTCATCAAAGAAGCGAGACAGCGTCCACTCAATCCCGTCATATAAATCTCTAAATCCAACCTCTGCTAAATTACGAGCAACTAGCTCAATCTTAGCCTCATTAGCCTTCTCAACACCATCAAATCGAGTAGCAGTCTCTTGATGTAACTGATCAGCCTCTAAGCCTTGGGATGCCAGCATAGTTCCAGTTCTATTGGCCTTTTTCTGATCCATAAACTGCTGAACTTGAAGCATAGAATCGCCAATATAAGGCGTTACTAACTGCTCTACAGATTCTCTGGGCGTACCAGACGCATTAGGCATCATTCTGACAACACCAGACCTGCGCTCATCATAAAAATCATCATGATTTACATCATTGCCTAGTACTGTCCTAGGATTACCATGATCATAAGCATTATCTAAAACACTTCTTATAATCTCAGTGCTTACCGATTGGTCTTGGATGACAAGAGAAGCGCGAGAATCACCAATAGCTTTATGAGGCTCGATAATACAGGAGTTAAGCGCATAAGGGACATGGTCATAAGGCTCATTTTCCGTAACAGTATTACCTATTTTAACGATTCTGCGCCTTTCCGCTATACCATCACCATCATAATCAACATTAGCAAACAGCAATATGTGGCGCACTTTCTCGGTTGCCCACTCATTAAACGCTTCAGTATCCGTTATATCACCACCTTCATCACGCCATCGAATAGCTTTCATATTCTGAGCATGACCACTACCCGTAGTAGACTCCTGACCAGCAGAAGAAATACCGCCAGAGCCATCAGAAGAAGGGAATTTAGCCACCTCCTCTTCGCTCATGCCACTTGCTACCAATTCGCTGCGAGTAGGGAATGATTGATGACCTACAGCGGTAGCATCATCCTTAGAAGCTGAGTTTCTAGTTAGCAAAAAGTCTTCTGTAGGAATATTGTCAATAAATAACTCTTTCTTAGAAGTAGTAATCCTTAAACGAGCGTTAAACTTACCCTCTTCTTCAAGTTTTTCCTTTCCGACAATCTCTACTTTCTCAACACCTTTCTTTTCTTCAGCCTTCTTCTTAAGCGCCGTCAGCTTTTGGAGTGTTAAATTCTTTTTAAACTCTTCCCTAGTATGCTTAACAGTATCAACATAGTAATGAACTACTCCAGCCTTTTGTATTTCGGTATCTTTTAACCAACTGTGAATAGTTTTATAAGAGGTAGGACGCCTTAGAACAAGGTGATTAATAGTTTTTGTCTTGACTTCAGCCTCTTTTTTCTGAGCATCATCATCAGATACAGGCTCCATCACCATAACATCACCAGAGCCGAGAAATACTCGAACCAAGCTAGTCATATCAGAGTCAACAGTATCACGGACATCAGACGCCACGACAGAAGAAAAACCTTCCTCTTCATCACCGTAGCATTCTTGATTATACCGTCTTAAATACTCCTCGTTATCGCTCATGAATTCTGAGTTATAACTAACGGAGTCATTGATTAACTGATCGACAATAGCGCTTAATTCGCTATTCTTCATTTCTGGCATTTATAAGACCATTGAGGAATATAATATTCGTGAATTATAAACACGACTTATGCCAAAGCCAATATATTTATTTTGTGAATTATGCTCTGTGTCTTTTTCTGGCTTTTGGTCTTGGAGGCTGCTGCACAACTGGCTTAAATCCTTGCGCGAATTGCATAAAGGCATCAGCACCATTAGAAGCCCAGTCATGGTGAGGTGTTTGATTATGCGTATCTTTGTTATCGTTATACTCGTATCTGTAGTTTGAAAGGCATTCAATACCCCTTGAACATTTATCGCTATCAAACCATACCTGGCTAAATATCTGTCTAGCCATCTCAATAGCATCGTTTTTATTAGCTATCCTTGGTACTTTCACAATAGGTTTCACACCACCGTTTTCAAATTGCGTCTGTCTTGGAAGCTTCATCCCTAAAGACTGCGCACCTACATCATGTGGCATATAGTGTTGCTCATACATATAATTAGAGCGCCTAGCCTGATCAGCATCAGTGACGCCAGATAACCTCATCTCTTCAGGGCTAAGGACACCTCTTACCACCTTGCAATAATGTTCAATATCCTGAAGTCTATTCTCATAATAATCGATCATCCTATATTCTTTACCTATATTCTGCATAAACCATATGGCAGTGTGATCATTTCTGCCCAAATCCCAAAAGGTATAAACCGGCGAACCACTGACTACAGGTATCTTACAAAACTTCTCTTCTTTCTTTGATTTTAATATCTGAGCACCAAATATAGCCCCTTCTGCCAGAGTCTTTAGCTCCCCCTCCCATATATGCAAATATTTCTCGTAATCAGCTTCCTTAGCGGTCTCCATTTGAAGCGGCATTGTCGTATCTTTAAAGTATGGGTTATCAGAATGGTTAACTTTTTGAACCCAAGAGGAAGGAGGCGGCGTGTTGGCTATAAAAGTCTGATAAATATGATCAAATTTAAATCTAGTATTAAACGTTACCCATATCTCAGACCCTTTCTTTCTAATTGTCGGATCTATTAAATCCCAAGAAGTCTCAGTGAGATTGTGCGCCTCTTCAATCCAGCATATATCAACACCTTCTGTGCCTTTTATCTCATCAGGATTGTACCGAGTACCAAGAAATATAAACTCTGAACTATTCTTACCTTTTATAGATTGCTCAGTAATATCAAAAAAACCCAGCAAACCCATGAAATTTATCTGATCTTTCACGACACGATGAACAGACTGCTTAACAGATTTCTGAAGCTCACGCGTACAAAGGATTAACAAAGGATTTTCTACAGCTCTAAGAATTAGCTTTCTAGCTACCGTCCATGTCTTTGCACTACCCCTTCCGCCATACATAACTTTGTAGCGATAAGGCTCATCAAGAGGTTTAAATATCTTAGGAATATGAATCTCAGTCATACACCACTTTTATTGATTCAGGTATAAGAGGCTCTCCGCCTTCTCCTGTTAGCTCTGAGCGATCTTTCAAGCCTAAGTCTCTAGCTATTATGTTAGCGTTTAAAAGCCCAGCAGAGGCTCCTGAGAACTTCTGATCCTTGATTACTGTCTCGACATAGCTAACGACTGGTAAAAAATCATCTTTCTTTCGATAGTTATCCCAGCTTTTTCTTGCTATACCTAAAAATACAGACAGCCCATCGAGAGTCATAGCTCTCATTTTGGCAATAGGTGCGTCTTGAATTTCCCCATTAGCTATCATGGGTTTTGATTCCCATAAGGGGTTAGATTCTACCCATTCAAAGTATTCAATACAGGCTTCTCTTAGCTCTTCAGGATCTTCCCATATTAGCTTTCTACCATGTGTTGAACGAGCTTCCCAGAATTTGTTTCCAGCCGGAGCTCCCATTACAGATTACCCATAATAACAGTTACAAAGATTACCAATAATAATGGGGCTGAAATAGCTATCCAGCCTAAATAATTAGCAGGGTGGATAATATTGAAAGCTATGTATTTAGCGTAGATGCAAGTTGATTCTGTTTCGGATATTGAGTTTAGGAGTTTTTTTATCATTTAGCAGTCCTATCGGTTATTGCTTTTTGGGTTTTCTTCCTGTTTTTAAAGATTTACCTGTTTTGGCCTGACATATCTTAGCGGCGGCGGTAGAACCTTTCTTCCTTTTTACATTCTGGAAACATTTATCTACATCTGTTCCTTTTGGCATAAAGCACCTTCGCAGCATTCTACAGCATAATCAACAAGTTCTTTAGGTATGAACTCGTATAAGTAGTCCAGGTTTCCAACATCTATTGCCTCATGTAGTTTTTTATCATCACCATGCTGGTTAACTGGCTCTAATCCAAAGTCTATATTATTTTGTATCGAACCTTTAGTAAAGTCTAGGATTATAGGGTTAAACTTTAAAGCCTCTCGATAACAAGTCCACTGCTCCTCCCATCTATCAAACTGAGGAGATTTCTTTTGGAACCTGTTTCTATTTCCCCATGATGCAGCTACACGGTATGGATCTCTATACGTTGTGTAAATTATATCATAGTTAGGTAATTGATTTAAAACACTTTTATTGTAATGAGAATAAGAAATACGATACTTTTTCTCTAACGTTCTCTTAAAGTATTTAGTGCCCGTGTGATATACTGTAGCGAAATAACATTCTTTCAAAATTCTATCCCCACCCATAAAACAAATATACAGGCTAAAATAGCCAGTGCTTGCTTTATTCTATCCCAATAATGGTCAACTAGCTTGTCTATCCAGTAGTAGTTTATAGGGTCTTCTTCTTTTGTGCGTGGTTTTAGATTATACATTGTCATATACCCATGTTTTGCTAGTGTCTTCGTTATTCATCGTTGTCGCTCCATAGAGATTTTATCTGGACAGCAGAAATTACCGCCATCTCTCTTATCTTGTCGTGATTTTCCCTATCTTCTTTGGTTAGCTTTTTAGTCTTTACCTCTAAAACGCGTCCAGTTTTACTATCTCGAAGATTTTCGAACCTCATGATTTCCTCATCATCATTTAGGCTACCTAATCTATTTCGATTTTTATACGCTTTCACAATACCAATACATATATGATAAACACCCCAAAGTATTATCGCCACATTGCCTAACAGAACAAAATCCATACTACCTCCTAACTATATCCATATAATCTCATATACCGTTTATGCCTTTTTTGTTTTTCCTCAATTTCTGATAAAATATCTTTAGTTTCAATAACATATGTTTCAGTCTGATCCTTATCCATATACCCAAGCGTAAGACTTAGAATAGGAATTGCCACATATACAAAAAACATTAAAGAAAGGATTAGCGTAAAATTCATGCTTCATCCTCGATAAAATTTAGATATTCGATTACATCCCCTTGATGGTGCGGCCCAGCTTTATCAGTCGGCAATAAGTCACAACTTATAGCGTCATGACCACGCGCTAGGAATGCATCTCTAACGCGACCTGAATATTCACAAGCGACTAAAATCTTCATATCACTCACTATCAAATCCTCTAATCAATAAGCTTCGGCGTTATATATGCAGTCTGTATACCAGTCATCTGCATCATCCACGGGGTCACAGTCCAACCATCCGCTTTCAGAGTCATACATAGCATTCATTGCACAGCTAAAAGCGTCTGCTTCTTTATAGTTATATTCGCTAATCATGTGCTGCGCCCAAACCCAAATCCAGACGAATTCGCGCATATTTAAACCCAGCGGATGACGGGCTTTGTAATGGCGCAAATTAAAATCAATCACAATACTTTCCTCTTAATGTCTATTGAGCCAAATGCGGAAGGTTTTCTTTACTAATTTCGGGCAACTTTTTTTCGCAATCTTGGCAGTATGCAGTTGTATAATCTTGAATGTTCATATAGTCCCACATCTGAGAGTTATCATCTCTAGAACCATCAAACTTGTAGCGCTCATAAATCGTTCCTGATGCTTTAGCCTTGTGGTAATAACCAAGATCTGATCCGCAATGCGGGCATTTTTCCATTATCGTTACCTTTGTTAAGTGCTTAAGAGTTACTGGGGTAGTTCTTCTTTCCATTGGATTCCACAATTCTTGCATTGCTTTGTAACAACATCCCCGCCAAAAATCTGTGATTCTTGATCACCTACCTCTATAACTCGATCATGCTCCCACCTATCAACGCCTTCGGATTTTTTTCTCTCCTTTGAGAAAGGGTTTTCTTTTGTACATTTACCTACCTTCATACTCGTTATCTCTTATTGTTTGATGTTTGAATGCTTAAGCTCTTCTTCAAATTTATCTACCAATTTCTGACTGACCATCATTATTGGAAGCATATCGGTTGATTTACTATTAAGCCCTTGTATTAATACCCATCCATCCCTGCGCAATGTATAGCTCTCAGTTCTCGCTTCATTAAACACACGACAAATTGGTAATCCAGGCCAGTTCGTAATTTTTCCAAGTAACACAAGAAATTTAAAAAACATATCTTTTCCTCTCACCTATCTGTTTATGGGTTAGCCCTAATTCAGTTGATCGTAGAATTTAGCTCTACTTCCTTTTTCCAAATTTAAACTTCTAGAGGCATAGTTTGGACCGCTTGGAGCCATGCATAGTCTTTCTCCTGCACAACCGCAATCAGGGTAGCTACAATTTTCAAAGCTATCCTCTGTGTTTCCATAACGATCAACCTCTAAGCCACAACCCTTGCATAAAGTTTCAGATTCATGATTTAAACAATATTCTTTATCTTTACTCACAATCTACCCCTTATTTCCTAAATTTTGCCTTTTTCTGTAAGTTCGTTTTTGTACTTCCTAAATATTGGGCTTTTCTGTATCTATTCCTTATATGGTGGTTGGGTGTTAATCAAAAACATCTTTTAAGAACTTTTTTAAGTCTTCTTCGCTGGTTTCATCTACAATCTTATGCAACTCTTCAGCGGTAACTTCTGGCCCCTTATATCGCTCTCCAAAAAAACCATATTTAGAAAAAGGGAAATAATTAGCTTTCGCACCTTCCATATATTTACGGTATAAATTTTTAGTAAATTTAATCATGCTCCTATTACCCTCTATGTATGGATAAAATATTTAACTATTGGAACCATTTTTTTCTAGGCCAAACTTTACCGTGCTTAACAACCATAATTCCGTTTAAATAAATAGCCCGATAGTCATCAATTCGCCATATATTTTGCATGTTGTTATGAACACTTGGTTTATTGTTAAGTCCGACAACTGTGCAATGTATCTGACCATTCCAGATAAGCTGGGTTTGCGTTTTGTTCTCTTCATCTTCAAGGTCATTTACTATTTGCACTTGATTAACAACACCATTTTTATGAACCAAGGTTAAAATATTCATATCTTCTATCCTTTAGGTGGTGATGGCTTGTTAAGCGGCATCCAAACTTTAGCTATATCGCCTGAAATTCCTATCCGAATCAAGTCACAGTTATCCATCGTGCAAACCTCAACGCCCCAATCCTCATGGTAAGCCCATATTTCAACATCCCGAGGCGGTAATTTTGTATCAACACTTATCCATTCATTAGCGCTTTCTAACTCACCCAACTTAGCTTGGAAATGCTCTCTCTGGCTTACCTCATCTGCAATAACATCCATAAGTTTCTCAACTTTCGCAGAATGTTTTTTATTCTCTTCCTCTAAGGCTTTATTGGATTCTTGAAGGGATTCGCAAAGCTCTTGATAATACTTAGCCTTGGCTTTATACAAATCCTCAGCAGATAAATACATACTCATTGAAAACTGTTTATTACTCACAACACACCTCCTAATCACACTGACAATATTTACAAATCATCATTTATTTCTATTGGAATCGTTAAACTTCATTTCTTTAAACTTTCCGCTAGCAATATCTTCTTGAAGCTTTGCCTTATCTTTCGGGTGATCATCAAACTTTAACGGGTGACTTTTACCTTCTGTTATAGCCTTGTCAATTCTAGAAAGATCAATATCAACTCTCTCAGCATGACGGCAATCACCACAAATCTGTTTCTTTAACGGCACCCATGCTTTGTAATAAATCTTATTCTCACCACATCTCTGACAAGGTATACCCTCACCCTCTCTATACTTAGACTTAGTGAATAGGAGTTTAATGGATAGCCATAGGGATGATAGTTTAGCTATCATCTTCACACCTTCTTTATCCATCCAAGCTTCCATCACCTACTCTCCCTTAAATATCTTGGCCATTTGATCTTTAGTTACTGACAGCTCAACATTATGTTTCGCAGACTCTGAGATACACAAAACATCAGTGCAAAGTTTTCTTGTACCAGTAGCTATAAAACAAAGCCTGTCAGTCACGGTGTTATATTCAATCTGATATTTACATTCATCTCGATCACTCCAATCTGGCACCCAATCCCCATTAGCTTTACGAATGATCTCATTAACTTCACCTACGGCTATATCACGCGCTAGCTTCCTTTCGGCCTGTTCTTTGGTTTTGAAGCAGTTGTTGGTGAGGAGGTGCTTATTGGTTATAACTTGATTACCATTCCTTCGATAACCAACCGTAACGGTTTCATCAACTATCCAATATCCCTCATTCACACCAGGCTTCCAAGGCTCATTGGCTGTTTGGATGTTAGCCTTGGCGGCTTCGAGTCGGGACTTGAGGCCTGTGAGGTGTTGCTCGATGTCCTGGATCTCCTGTTCGCACTGTTCGATTTCTTGCTTATTCATACCTACCCCTTTTTAAGTTTCTTAGCTAATTCTCTACGTGGGCTATAAAGCACGTGATCCTTAACTATAAAATTCTTGTTTATCCACTGTGTAACCTGCTGCCTTTGAACGCCTTGCGCTCTAGCAAAATCACTTTGTGAATCTCGATAATATTTTTTGATATATGCTCTTAATTCCATGAATGGAAGTGTAGCATTTTACGTTACAGGATGTAAAGTATTTATTTTAATTTATTTTGTCGCTTAGATTTAAGCCAAGGGAGAGCGGTGCTATTACACCAGATAACAAGTTTATATAGGCCGTGAACTATCATCATAGAAACGTAAATGAAGGAAGCGGAACCAGCGAGAAAGCCTACTAATTCTTGGATGTTGTTTATTACAAAGAAGTCAGGGTTTAGCTTGATGCCAAAAGCGCCTACAACAAAAGCCCAAAAAGTATTATTTGTTGCCTGATCGCTGCTTGTCACTTTTCAACGCTCCTCTAATAAATCTAACGATAAGTATTATGTTTATCAGGATCGTTAGCAGCCCACCTATCATTTGTATAATGCTGGAGTAGTCCATGCGAAGCCATCGCCAATATTATTAATTCCATCACCGTTTGAAGGTCTACCCACTGACCATATTCATCGTTAAAGTAACTGTTACAGCAGAAATAGTCAATAAACTCAACTAGAATCAACACATTAGCTGTCAATAACACGAACATTAATGCTATCGACCATGCTCTTTTGCTAGATTTGAATGTTATATAGGCAAGCCCAGAACAGACTACCGCTTCAATACAAAGATCAACCCACGAGACAGGCTCATAAGCAAGATTAACCAGGTGAACACCTGCAAAGGCAACAGATACCGTCCTTAATACAGGATCTTTCCAACATAAAACTACTGTAGCGCAGTAGAACAAAAAAAATAATAAGGTGTCTTTATCAAGCGCGCTTATAAGGTCCATTTTTCTTTTTAGCCCTTTTATCAGCTTTTTTCTTGCTAGGTCGGGTGTTGTTTCCGCCTATTCGAGCCATTTTCGTCTTCTTTTTAGCCACGTTTAAACCTTTTTATCTCTAAAATTAGCATGTTACGTCATTTGTAGTATAATCGCTAGCATGAATATCAAATTTATACAACATTATGAACGCCGACACTATCTTAAAGGATGTGCACAACGGATTAAGGAATGATCCCGATATTGTTATTCTAGCTAAAGCTCTGGAAGCTGAACGCGACTCTCTTATTTCTACTCAAAATACTTTAAAAATGTTCAAGCTATGGATGAGGTCTACTCTTCCAAAGGCGAAGTATTCTGAGGTTTCTGCAATCCTTGATCGTTAACCATATCCTTTAAAGCTTCTGCATTTAACGAGATTACAAAGTCAAACAATGCTTTAGAAATCTTGTTATGTAGCTCTACGTCTTCTATTTGCTGGATAAGAGAATCTAAGTGAATTAATTGCTCTTTCATGAAAAAAGAAGCCCGCTATGGGGTAGGTTAAACGGGCTCAGAGGTTTTATTATTTTTATTGAGTTTAGTCACGGTATTGTAACACATTTCCCGTTATGGGAATTCCCACATCGTATTTTGTCTTTAGTTGGAATTTATTGTCTTAAATGGATATTATATTTGCATTGCATTAATTAATATTTGCATTACAATTAGCTCATCTTTAATTAAAAGGGGTAGAAAAATGAGTAATAATAAATTTGAATTAACAACTGAAAAGAAGGTTAATCTTTTAGGTAGAGAGCTTTTTAGGATAAGAGCGAAAATTTCTTTTGGCTCTGTATCAGAAGGGGATCTAGGCGGATGGGTTGAGAAAGAAGGTAATCTAGGAGTGTCCGGGAATGCCTGGGTGTTCGGGGATGCCGAGGTGTCCGGGGATGCCAGGGTGTCCGGGAATGCCTGGGTGTTCGGGGATGCCGAGGTGTCCGGGGATGCCTGGGTGTCCGGGGATGCCTGGGTGTCCGGGGATGCCAGGGTGTCCGGGGATGCCAGGGTGTCCGGGGATGCCGAGGTGTCCGGGGATGCCAGGGTGTTCGGGGATGCCGAGGTGTCCGGGGATGCCGTTGCAACAATAACACCGATAAACATTATCGGCCTAACTTGGAGTGTAACAATAAGCAATAACTGGCTCCAAATAGGATGCCAAGGGTACATAACCCAAAAATGGAAAGATTTTAGCGATAAAGAAATATCAGAAATGGATATTGGAGCTTTGGATTTCTGGAATAGGCACAAAAGAATGATTCTAGATTTATGTGATTACCATCAATCAAAGGTTAATACAGATGAAGAATAAAGTAGGACGCCCCAAGAAATCGCCTAAAGAGCGTTTAGTCAATATGACCGCAAGAGTTAGGCAAGAACAAAAAGAATGGCTAGAAAGCCAAGAGAAGCCTTCAGAGAAGGTTAGAGATGGTATTGATTTATTAAGAGAGAAGGATTTGAAAGATGAAGAATAGTGATATTGAAAAAATTGTAAGACAAGCATTTGCGGACGGCGAATCATGGGGAGTTTGTTATTCAACTTGGTTTCATCCTTCAGAAGAAGATACCGAGAAACGAATTCAAGAATCCATAATCAAGATTACTGAAGAACTGGAGACCAACAATGAAACTAAAGATTAAAACCAATTCATGGCAATCAGCCATAAACCAGATTAGACAAGATTATACCAGTTTTACCTCTATGAAACGAGTTGGTGAATACTTTATCTTTAAAGGTCTTAAAGGTTTATCTGGTAGAAGTCCTTTAGATCAAGAGAAGTATAATTTTATGGGAGATGAGAAATGAGTGATGTAGTTTTGGTAATTTGTATAACCTTATTGTGTTTAACATTTTGCGGTGAGCCTGATATTCACGATGCGATTATTAGTCATATTCATGATGATTGTACTATAGATTAATTATACATATTAAGAGGGGTAGATGAAATGAGATGCAATTGCGGATTTAGTGAATCGAAAGATAAATTTGGAAAATTAGATTTATTAACATTAGGCGCATCAAGCAGTTTTATTGCGAACATATTCAGTCCTAATCACAAGAGGCGCATAGGTTTAGGAAGTTCTGATATTTTAATATGTCCGAAATGCGGTTGCCTTTATTGTGATCCTAGAGGCGAGATAAAAAATACTAGCGAGTAATTATAGTTGCAAATAGGAGATTTATTAAGGTAATATGTAGTTAGGCGTCTGTGGAAGGACGCGAAATTAAGGTTAAGACAGTTAAGGGTTATGTAATTAGTGAGTTGTGACAGGTGAGGTTCAAATCTTCCACATCTGTCTTAACCGCCCCAACTGTCAGGGCTCGCTAATTAGATAGCCCTTTTTTGTGTCTGGCTTTCGGTTAAAGCGGATTGAATGAACGTAAATCGTTAGTCAGGCACAATTCCTTCTTAAAGCACCTTCCATATAGTCTTAATAGTAAGTTAGGTTAGCTATGGTGTATCTAGTCAATATGCCGCTTATAGCTCAATTGGTAGAGCAGTCTGACAAAGCGATTGACCTCGTGATTACCGGATGGGTTGCAGGTTCGAATCCTGCTAAGTAGCTAGCCTAACTTCTTATTAAGATTATCACGCCTCGCTAACGGGGACTCAACAGATTGCGATAAATCGTGGCGTTGTACATAAAACAATCTAATAATCATGCTCTGGCGAACACTGGCAACATGTACCTAGAAGACGAAAGTCAAAAGATTGTTTAGCTATATTTACGGCTTACTAGTGATAATTGAAGTCTTTGGGAAACAAGCTAAAGATCCTTGTTAGACCAAATAGGGAAAGCGCATTAGCGTATCAATGATTACCCAGTTCTTGATGTTTAAGGGCTGACCTTCCTTGAGGAGGTAGGAGTATAAGATTAATAGCGTAGTCTTATATTTCTAGGGAAAAAGTGTAGTTGTATTTTAAATAAAGGGGTAAATATGAAAGATTGGAGCCAAACAAAGAAAAAATGCTATCAAGACTTTATAGCTCAGATGCTAGAGGATGGTTATATTAAAAAGCCTAGGAAGAAACGAGAGAAAGTTAAGATTTCTGAAGAGTTAAAAGAAAGCTTTGAGTTAATTTATAGCTATTACCCTAGAAAAACCAATAAACAAGCAGCTCTCAAGAAATGGGCAACATTAAAGCCAGACCACAAATTAACCAGTAAAATGTACGCGCACTATACAAAAGCTTACAAGAATACTGAAAAGACTTTCATTCCACATTTTTCAACATATTTAACCCAAGAGCGCTGGAATGACGAAATAATAGAACAGCCTAAACAGCTTCTAAAAGTACCTACTGATGACAACGAACTAGAAAGATTTGCACGTGAACACGGACTACCTAAGCCAAAGCCTACAGAAACCTATTTCGAGTACAGGCATACACTTAGAAGTCACATACAAAATAATGAGATAACCGGCTAAAAGCCATATAGAGACAATGAGGGAGAAATTGAGATGAGAGAAGAGAATTTATTTAAATCATTTTGCGATAACAGATGTTCAAATCTTAAGCTTTATAATGAGGTAAAAGAAATTCTTGTTAAGCATGAGCAAGAAATAAAAGCTCGTGAAAATGCTAAATTTTATGACCATTTAAGAGTGTTGTGTGATAGTGAAAATAACGCGGGATGGGAAGAAAGGCATAGTGATCGAATACGTTTTATAAACAATATTATGAGCGAGATAATTGATGATTATGAGGAATATTTACCGTAATCAGCATCCTAACTTGCTAGAAGGAGAATAAAGAATGATAGAAATAGGTGAATTCTTGCTAGAAGAAAAAGACGATGACTCAATATGGATAAGCATTGTCAATGATGGAGAAGGGGCAGAGTTTGATATTAAAAAGCTAGAAGAAGTAATTAAGCAGTTTTATAACGATAATTTTTAAGGGGTGAGATATGAAAACACAAATGGCTAGCACATCATTAGAAGCATATAACGATATGAGGCTCTCAGGTTCGCTCTCACGGCGACAATCTGAGGTAATGGTATGTATGCATGAATTGAGAAAAGCTACTCGTAGGGAAATTGCGAAGGCTCTAGACTGGGATACAGGTAGTATTGCAGGAAGAGTTAATGAATTAGTGGAAATTGGCGCTTTAACTGAATGTGGTACTACTAAATGCAAGAGAACGGGTAAGACTGTAGGTGTTGTTTGTTTGCCCGAGTTTCAGTTTAGTTTGATTTAAATGGGTGAGATATGAAATTTTGCAAACATTATAGAGGTATGGATTTTTCTAATAGAAATAACGGCTGTTTTAAATGCAAGGCAGGAATAGAGGTTCGACAATTTACTGGTGGATCTGATTTTGGATGGCTCAAAAGAATACCATGTAATCCAGATAATAATAGCGTTATCAGTTGTCATAAATTTGAACTTTTGTCTAAAGAAGAAATAGAAAAAGAAGAGAAGGATTTTGAGAGAGTATTGCAAGCTATAACATCTATTCAGCCTGTTATCACAAAGTTAAGAAATGATAATCCTAATGGAATAATAGAGGTTATCAATTGTCCGATATGCTCTAAACAGTTAAGCATTGGAATATCAGGATATAATGGCCACGCCTCCGGCACATGTGAAACAGATGACTGCATTAGTTTTATGGAATAAATTTGCACCCTCCTAAATATAAACTACTCTAATAATATACGGTAAAAATATGGCTTTTAAAAAATACATAAACGGCGAACTTGTTGAAGAAACAGAATTAATAATCTGCAAGGATTTAGGATACGAACCTTGTCACTGCGGAAAAGTCTTGTATTTTGAATGTGATTGCAAAAGAGATGACATGGTAGATTGCTCTAATCACTTAGATTTAGACGAACTAGTTTCTAATAATATACTTAATAATTAAGGGGTAGGTAATGAAAGATAGGAAAAGCTATACAAGTTTAGCAGAGAGAGCAGCTTATAATTTAAAGTGTGATTTACCAAGTTGCTATCAGATAATGATTGATAGAACTCATGGAAAGCTTAACAAGCAATATAGAGAATATATCGAGTGGTTTAGCCTATTCCTGATTACTTGGTTTTATACCCATATCCTCTAGGATCATATCTAATGACCAGACTATTTTATAATGGCCTTTCCATGTCTTTAATAGCTTTTCTTGGCTAGGTTTAATCTCACCTTTATTGAATGATCCATCCTTTTTAAATAGCTTATCAGGATCTTTTATTTCGTACCAATAGGTAAGGCCGTTATATCCACAAATAATGTCATCATGGTCAAGAGATACCGATACACCGAGCTTTCTAAGCTCTTTGACAATATCTGGTTGGTTAGCATCTACTTTTTTATGTCGTACAAATTTACTCAAGTAACATCCTTGTCTGCTCTAGTAATTCCTCTTGCGTTCCGTGATGCTCTTCCCATCTGGTTAAGTTATAATGTAAGCCTGTTTTGTGATACCTGGAATGATGGTGATCGCAAAGGCCTAACACTTTCTTATGCGCACCAGGCTTTGTCTTTCCGTCAACATGATGGATACAAGTATAATCCTCAGGTGTTTCTATACCCATATTACGGCAAGCTATACAGCCTAGAGCGCGTACAG